GCAACAACATGATCTTCAGACCATTCAGTTGCTCCGATCTCAGAAAGCAACTTTTTAGCTGCGACAGGATCTTTAGGGGCGATTGCTATTTGTTCGATTGTAAATTTCATTTTAAGCTCCATATGGTAGAATGCATCCAGTCAAATATTCGTGATGCTTTTTTGATTGAAGTAAATAGGCCATGAATTCTGCTAACAGGATGGGAGGTGTCTCTTTGCCTGTTAGCAATCCATTCAATTGATATTCTTGAGCATATTCTTTGCTCCATCCACGAGTGGCAACAACTTGTTCATCAATCGCATCACTCATTCCTGTGCCAGAAAGTTTGTTAGGAGCTATGCCGAAAACAGTGATGTTGTGTTTCTTGGTGAGCTCACGTGCTAACTGCAAGGTCATAATGTGGGCTGCAGCTTTAGAAGCATTGTAAGCCAAAGAGCAAGTCATTGGCATGTGGGCTGCATTGCTGACGATGTTTACAATCGTGCCTTCATTCTTAGCTAACATAGGCAGACAGGCTTTAGACATCATGTAAATGCCTTTGGCATTTGTGTCCATAACCTTGTCCCAGTCTTCTTCTTCAAAGTCTTCTAGCCAATTTATTACATTGACCCCAGCATTATTTATTAACACGTCTATTTCTGGGATGGTGCGTTGACTCCCATCAATATCAACAAAAGTTGGGTTGCGTACATCCCCACCATTATTTATATCAAAACCATAAACTGTGTGGCCTTGAGAGCGTAGGGTTTCTGCTAAGGCCAAGCCCAAACCTTTGCCTGAGCCTGTGATTAAAATTCTACTCATTATTTTCTCCTTTTATTAATGACTCCACCATTGCTGCATAAACTGCTGCATCATGTATTGAGTCTTTGTGTTTTAGATCGCTGTTAGCAAATCTTGTAATTTTAACAATCATGAGCTCAAACAGATGCCAGACATTATAATCGTCAACAGTTTTTAACTCCATGCCTTTAGGGAATAGTGCAACCATAACTTCGCCAACTGTTTTATAGTTGTCGCCATAGACTTTATTCCTTTCTCGGAAAGTGTCAGCCATCTCCTCAAGTATTTTGGCTGCATCTTTTTTCTCTAGTTCATTCATTTTCATCCCTTCCCCTTTCATAAGACTTTTCAAGATCGTCTTGGTAGTTGTTTGCTTTGTCAAAAAGATCTTCAAGCTCACTTTTAGCGAAAGTGCTCAGGTCGAAAAGCCTCGCAATCTTTTCCCCATCAAGCTCAATATCGTTGCCTCTTATTTTGAGTTTCATCAAAAATCTCCTGGAGCGACTTGCAGACAAGTCAAGCCTTCGCCTCTCCACATATCAACAACAGACTTTCGGTCTTCTAATACGAACCAAACATCTTTGTAGTTGATATGCTTTTCCAAAAGATTCTGCTTACAGACTGGATCAGGAGATTGATCCCACCTTGGTCTCATTAGCAATTCGTCATAAGGCACATCATTTACCTCTAGCCACTTTTGAGTGTCTGCTCGGCAACCTGAATCTCGAGCTGTCATGATAACAATTTTAGTTTCATCATCCTTGAGCATTCTTACTATGTTGCAAATATTTTCGATTGGCTTATCATTTATGCCAGCCTTGTTAAAAGCATCGTAATCTTTATTCTTGTAAAGAGAGATGCGATGACCATAGTCAGACAGTGTCCCGTCTAGGTCAGCAATAATTATACGTTCACCCATGATGGAACCTCCGTGTTTTTCCACTTTGCAAAACTTAACTTTTCATTATTGTAATATCTGTGATAAGCCTCTACTGTGTTATCACCTTTATATTGTTCAGGCATGCATTGTGGTGGGTCTGTGAAGTTCTTGTCTAATGAGATATGCAAAGGCATCTTCCTCAAAGGCTCAAGCAGATCCTCAGTTTTATGGATCTTTGCGTATCTGATTTCATATTGCTCGCAAAGGTTCAAAAACAAGAAAAAGCTGAAAAGGTAATTGTCAGCACATTCCCTCACCCAAACAGCACATGGGTGGTTTTCAAAAGCAGTCTTGTAAAGACCAGCCTTGTCAGCGAACTCATTACCATCCAGCATCCTGTGGGCTGTACAGAGAAGCTGTGCTGTTTCGAGTATCATTTTGACACAGTGCTTATCGCAATGCATCTCCGCACAGACCCTTGGGTCTGGGTCTAAATAGAAAATATTCATCATTGTTCCTTTCTCAATATTAAGATTGTAACCTATTTAGGCTTGAATGGAAATCTCTTTTTAATCCTTTTCCATATCTTATCAATCTTATTAGTTGCTTTTTCAACTGTTTCATACTTGACTTTTAATGATGGTTCTCTTTTGTCAAGTATGTAGTTGACTGTAGTGACAGCAACATTTAGCTTTTTAGCAATCTCAGACTTCGACATTTGATTTTTCATTGAATGAATTTTATCAACGAAGTCTTGATTGTATTTTTGCTTAAATGTCATTTTGCTCTCCTATGGGTTTAGTGACTTGGACATTGATGGTGCAGCCCATTCAGTTGGTGTTAAGAAAGGCTCTGCCCATGGATGAACCCGCACCACCTCATCGACCATCATTTTGAACACTTGTTGATATTCCCCTTGGGCTCGTGGGCTGAGACGTGACTTAGCCATCTCACTCAGAGTTCGCAAGTTAAACTTGGCGACAATGTTGGTGTGGATGTTGGTTGGCAGTATTCCGCGTGCATCTTCCGCTGGGACTAAATCCCTCAGCTTTTGATAAGCATCCGCAATATCAGTCATTGCCTTGTCATATGCCTCCAGAGCTTCTGGATTGTTCTCAATGCGTTCTGGGGTGTAATAGCTAAATCCAAACATGTCAACTGTCCGTTGGGACTGCTGGGCATATGAAGCTTGGCGTGTTCGGACAAACTGGTGAGTGAATCCACGGCTGACTTCACGGACATTGAATGTATAGTCGATGAACTCCCAAGATGAGCGTATGGTTTGGAGCATGTAATCAAGCTCTTTCTGCTTGGCATCCTCTGGCCAAGAAGCGATTTGCTTGTAAGCATCCTCGTCATCCATCAAGCGAGTGTTCTTTGTGAACAACAGTAGGTCAACTGCGTCCGAGGTGTAATTTACCAATTTTACTTTCATTGTGTTTCTCCTTTCTGAGAGTGCATCCATCGGCTGTAATTAGAACTTGACCGAATGAATTGTTCTATATGCTGTACATCGTCTGCAACATCATCAAGTAAAATTTGACGCCATGTTGCAAAACGACCAAGCGAATATATTCCGTATTTAGTTGTCATTTCAAATATAAATTGCTTTCTTAGCTCTTCATTAATAGGTTTTATTTTACCAAGGTACTGCTCAGAAGATTTTAAGTCAACAAGTTTACTTGGCTTTATTCCAAAGTCTTCCATGAGCACATCCATAATGTGTGGTCCGATAGCGACTTGGGGTTCTTTTATAAATTCTGATATAACAATATCTCCAACAACAGATATCCTATAATATGGAACTAATGGGTCTGGATAATATATTGTCTGGTGGACTCTACAATCTGGCGATTCAATGCGAGCTTTTTGTGTCCATATCTTTTGCGAGGGGAACTCTGGCCTGTCTGGCCAACCTACAACTTCCATCAATGCAGGCATAGGAATTGTTGATATAGTTGGAGTGGTTTCTGCATCTTTACAGTCGAAGCTTTTTAGCTTCATGTCGTATTTTATTCTGCAATTTTTAGACATGGTGTTGATTAAATCCCATGGAGCTATGTATCGGTCAACAGGATCGAGATTGTTTATAGACCTATTGAGTATTGATCCTGTTACCTTTTGAGAGTATAGGTTGCTCAAAAACAAATTGGTCTTTGTGTGAATCTTGTTGTTGTGCTTTATAGCTTTATTGACTTTGACTTTTTCAAAAGGGATTGCACAAGCAGTGCCAACCTTATCAGTCCTAAATCGAAGCAGAGCTCCTTGGTTATTAGGCAGCACACTTTGAGCTTCATAAATTATAGGACTGAAACTCCTCAGCATATTTCCTGCTAACAATCCTGCGAGACCTGCTCCGTAAATAATCATGCGTCTACCTTCATTTTATTTAATTTCCTTTTTGCCCTAAGAGCAATTGAATTTGTCGTGACTGAAGGGTGACGATCTATTTCAACAGGCCAAAGGCAAGCATCAACTGCGATGAGCAAGAGTTTTATCTCTTGCTCATTTAATTTTAATTCAACATTCATCAATTATCTCCACTCTTCCTTTTTTGATATCATGCGCAAGGTCTTCTCGGCAACCACCTTTTGTGCTACCATGTCCTTCAGCCAACTCAACAAACTCTTCGTATGAGATTGTACCATGTCCTAAGAACAAGCTGAAATTATTCCAACCACGAGTTCCCTCTTTGCGAGGATTGGTATCTATTAGGCATTTGATTTTTTTACCTGCGAAAGATCCACGAGACTTGGGATTATTTTTCTTCGCTTGCCGACCGAAAGCATCATAAGTTTTCTCAACAGGCTTAAATATAAGAGGTGCCAATTCTTCTTTGTCGGAGCGTGTAGATGTTACATGGATATCAGCAATGGCATCCATAAAACGCTTGGCAGCAGTTTTGTTATCAGAGAATTTTTTAACAGGCTTATCGGTCAGTTCATTGTATGCATTGACGAGAAGTGTGCCTGTTACATTGCGATCGGCAAGAAGCTCATCAGCATTCTTAAAGAAAGCAACTCCGTTGCCCATCGAGCGAGCAGCTTTGTCAGAAGAATAGCCTTTTACAACTAGGCTCTTCGGATCGAGAGTGTAAGTTACAGTATTCATTTTTATTCCTTTCTAAGATATATAAGTATTAATAAAATTTTCACCACTGATAGTAATATATGCATATCCATCGGAGTGACGTGAAATGAAACCAGAATCAACTAATTGCTCCATTTTCTTGCAATATGTTTGATATGATTTAGGGCAGTTAAGCATTGTGCTTTCGTCAAAGTTTCTGACGTGGATCGGCTTTCTTATGCCGTTCTTTGATTCTGATGCTACTGCTTTTTCAAGCATCTCTTTTTGAATCTTTACTAACTTCATTTTTTATTCCTTTCTAAGATATAAGGTATTCTATCTTTTTTAGACAGAGATGTAAACACTTTTCTTTCCTTTATAAAACAATAGCTTGCATGTTAAATAGAAAAGTATCTCAAGCCTCTCGGCTGGATAAGATACAAATTTTCTTTAGTTCTGGTCAGCGCAACATACCAAACTCTGTTTTCCTCATCGCTTCCTAAATTGTCCCAGCTTAACTTTCCCATGTCAGTTATCAATACCACATTGTCAGCCTCGCCACCTTTGCTTTGATGAATTGTTGAGATTGTAATTCTGGGCTTGTCTGAGAACTTTTCACCATTGCGCATACAAGATCTTAGATACTCTCTTTCGTCTGCTGGCAAGCCTTTTAGTATATCCATCCAATCTTTGCTTTTAGCATCCTCAGGCAGACCGAGATCATTTATTCTGTAAATTTCTTTCTTCTCCAGAACAACATTGAAGTTGAAAAAGTTAATTAAATTTTTTGCTTCTAATCTGTTCAACTTTTTGTCTTTGCGTATCTTTTCCCATGAAATTATTGCTTTAGTTTCATTTGTGTCTAAAGAGCTTTGTCCATTGAAAGTATATGCATAACCTTGCTGGCGAACAACTTTCTTAATTCTCTGGAGCAAATACTTGCTCCGACTCATACAAAGCCAAGTTCCATCGTCTGAAGAGAAATCAACACTATCAGCCTCTGACATGTAATTAACTGTGCCAAGCTCTCTTCTCGGTTGCCATGGCTTAAAATATCTGTTTCTTATTCTTCCAACAATATCAGAAGCAAGAGAGTGAACGCTCCTAGGCACTCTGAAACTTTGTGGTAAAATTCTCTTGTCCCCTTTTAGACTCAAGAATTTATTTACATCAGCACCAGCCCATGCAAAGATTGCTTGATCGTCATCCCCAGCAATGTAAACTTCTGAAGCCTCTGAAGATGCTAATATTGCCATGCGATATTGCAAAGAGCTCAAGTCCTGAGCCTCGTCTATTATGCAAATGTCTATTGGCAATGAGCTTTGATATCTTTCTAGCATATCAGTGAAATCTAACAAGCCATTGCGTTTTTTGTAAGTTGTAAGAGATTGATGATATTGCTTAACTGCGTGCAGAGTTAAATCATTCTCATTGGTAAGTTGATATTGACTTTCCATAGATCGAATGCCAGCTCTAGCCAAAGACTCAACTCTTGAACATTTATCTCCTAATCCATAGCCTGTGTGGATGCCTAAGTCTTCATCGTAAATCCCCTTGAATTCAACACCAAGAGCTTTGCCAAGCTTGCGATAATGATTGTTTGTCATAACCTCATCTCTTTGCAGACCAAGAACTTTAAAAGCTAAAGAGTGCAAAGTTCTGAAATAGGGAAACCGATCTGCTTCGAAGCCAAACTGAACCATGGCTCTTTCTTGAGCTTCATTTGCAGCTTTGCGAGTGAAAGCAAGATAAGCAATCCTCTCAGGAGCCACACCTCTTTTTAAAGCATCCTCAACTATCTTTAAGAGAGTTGTTGTCTTGCCTGTTCCTGGAGGCCCCAGTATTATCTGAACATGTCTCCTCATTTTCTTCCTTTCTAAATTTCCAAAGAATCCACTCGTGATATCTTTCAGGTTCTCTGTCGTCGAAACTTTTCTCCCAGTCATTAATTATTACTTTTTTACAGCTTCCGCAAAGTATATCTTTTTCAAATATTCTTCCATGGGTATATTCTCCGCACCAGTCGCAAAGAACAGTTTGTTTATAATATGGCAACATTTAAAATTCCTCTGTTATTGCGCTCGGCATATCAAGCTGATCCTCGTCATCAAAAAATTCTGGCTCTGGCACTGACCAAACTTTAACAGGCTTAGATTTAATTCTAAATGTCTTGCGGTCTCCACCAGTTGCTCTAAGCCAAGACCAAACTTGGTGTTGGGTTGTATATCTGAAACGTCTTGCCTCTAGATAAATAAATAGGTCTTCTGACCTGAAGTAAACTTTTCCCTCATCTGAGTCGTGCCATGGCTTGCCATTCATTATCTCGTCCTTCTGACGAGCTTGGACTTTTCCTGTCAAGAAGCTGTCTAACATTTTCTCAAACTGGCCTTGTGGAGAAGCATCGTCTGGATCTACTATCACCTCTACATTTTCTAAAAGCTGATTTATTCTTTGTTCCCATGCTTGAGATGGCATTGTGCTTGGGCACTTGTTTAATTTCTCAACGCAAATCTTTTGCAACTGTCTTTGATCAAGAAGCTGAGGTGTTGTGACTTCTATTCGCTCACCTTGCATTTCGATATACCAACGCACTGACTGTCTGTTCTCAGTTTCATATTTTGTTATTGCATCGACTTCAATTGATAGGCCACCACCAACCCTGCCAACACCATAGTCTCGCTTCATGCATTTAGACTTTTCACAATAGTTGCATATTGGACTTTGTTTGCAAGTGTAGGCATATTCTTTTTTGCTGACTGACTTAACTAAGCCATTGACTTCACCCATTGGTAAAGGTTCTGGCAGATGTTCATAGTTGAACTTCATTAAATCTTCTTGCCAATCATCTGGATTTTTCTTGCGATAATAAACACCAACATTGAACAAAGAAATGTTTCTTCCACCTTCTGGGAAGCCCATTGTCATGATGTGTTGCAGGCAAGGAGGCCCATCGCTGAAATGATCAACAAGGTCTGGCTTGAATCCTTCTAACTTTTCAAATGTCGTAATTTTATTTTCAGCTAGTTCTATGAACTCTTCTAAGTTTAATTTCTTGCCTTTGTGAATTGCATGGCGCTCAGTTTTATCACCATCCCAATAACATAGATTTATCCAGTTGCCTCGGTCTCTTTCATTCGCTCTAGATATTTGCTTTGGGAAAACTTCCGACCCACCATAGCCTAGTAAAGCTGCAAACTCATTTAGCTTTGCAACCATATCAATAGCAGGAATGGCAGGGTTGCAAAAAAGATACAAATGAGCCCCACCAGACTTAGAACGGCATAACACCAAAGGAGTGTCACGAATTTTTTTCTCGAGACTTTCAAGAGTTTCATTTAATTTAACCTCACCACGAATGTCTATATCAATAACACCAAAGTGACAGCTGTTGTCTTGCAATAAAGGGATGACACCTAAAATATATTCGCCACCGTTTAAATGTTCTTTGAAATTATTTTCAGTTGCAGGCTCACTAACTGTGATTGCACGGCCAGACATTTTCCCATCTGCTTCTTTTTTATTTACACGATACTCTCCATGAGCAAGCTCGAAGCCTCTGAAAAGTTTCATAAATCTTTTGACTTCCATGCCTCTTCCTTTCTGATTAGTCGGGGAACAGCGAACATTGGGACATGTGCTGTTCCCCTAAACAATGCAATGTAGGGTGGCTACATCACAACGTCATTAGAAAGGAATTTCATCCGAGGATGAAGCATCAGGCTGGACTTTCACTTCTCCATTTTGGATGTTCTTGCGGAACTCTCTTGCTTCAAGGTAAATGCTCTGACCTTGATCTAGATTTTGAATGATGCCACCAGACTGCGCATCGAACTTCATCTCGATTTCCCAGTTGAACCATGAGCCCATATCATTTTGTTCTGGGGTTGTTGTGAGAGTGTAAGCTGTCCAGAACATCGCAGGATTAATAGTGTTGTTCCCTTTGCCTGAAGGATGAGGGATTTGCAAGCGATTTATCATTGAGTTCCATCGCTTGGCTTTTTTAATGCCTGATGAGCTCATTGAGATAATCGCAGGAGAGAAGCTCCCGTCTTCCGCAACAACATAAATAAAATATTCTGCTGTCAAAGACATTGTATTTCCATCTGGAGTGCGGAGCTTTCCTTTTTCATCCTGGACACAAGTCTCTAAGTTGTCAGGCTGCAAGCCATGGTCTTTGACCAATTTACGATCATCAGTCCACTCAAGATAAGTTTTGCGATAGCTAACAGGAACAACAGTCATTCCTGTCTCGCCATCAACCAGCTCACCTGTTACATTGTCGAAGATCTGTCCAGCCTCGGCACCTTTGATATATGCGCCATCAGATTTAAGAGCTTGGGGTGATTGAGCCTGTAATATTTTAAGACGAGGGATCAGCATATCGTCTGCTGTCATGTTCTCGCTTGCTGTGCCTGCGTCTTCTAAAAGAATGGACGCATCAAATGCAATTACATTGCTCTCTTGTTTTACTTCTACTTCATTTTTAGCCATTGTATCCTCCTGTGATTTTGGCTTTACGACCTGTGAATAATTTAAACAGATCATGGGGAACATCCTTACCATCAGTCAATCGCTCTTTCAAGAAAGAGTTTAATGAACCATGGTGGACACCGACTGCACGTTTGTAAAAGAGATTTCGTTCACGCAACTCATTCGCAAAGTCATTGCATGCTTTATCTTCATCTCTTCCGAACTGAACCTCAACATTGCTTTTAATCAAGTCACCAGCATTATTCGCTCTTAACCAATCAAAACATTGTCTTTGACGAACTTCCAATTCAGACTTTTCATCTCCTCTTGCTCTCATAATAGCAGAAGCAGATGGAATAGAACCAGAAGTTATATCTTGGACTTCAATCTTAGCGCCATTGTTAAGAGTAAAGTCTTTGACATTCAGTTCTTGCATTAAGTCAGGCAAGTCCTGTTCGGCCAACTTCGTCAGGTTCTGCTTTTTTTGCTTTAACAACTCAGACAAATTATTAATCTCGACTTCAAGATCAAACATTTGCTGGGCCATATCAGCCACTGCACCTATTGAGTTTGACGCAGGTGCCACGTCCTCAAGCAGATTTATAGTCATATTAATTTAGTTCCTTTCTCATTTCTAGTGCAACAGGCATGTACCAACCTTTGCGCCTGTCGCGGTCTCCTTCTTCCATATTGCGTTCCCATCTCAGGACACGCACTACTGGTGACATTTCAGATGCGATCATACAAGCGATCATCACAGCAATGGGGTCACCACCTCCTGGCCACAGCAAGTAATCTTCTGTGGAGAAGTCTTTCATAACTTTGCGAGCTTTTTGGATTGATGGACTAGGCAAAAACTGTGGTTTTTCATTAGGCTCAAATATTACTTCAAGCGAACCATAACGAGTCGCATCAGTTAAATCTGGAGTCCAACCAAACTTATTTTCCCGTGGTCTTGTCACTACATAAACTTTTGACATTCATTATCCTTTCTCAACGTAAAATCGACT